GTTCGGTTGTGGTGGTAGTGGGTTGGAGGTAGTTGGAGGTAGTGGATGGAAGTAATTTTCCTGTCACAAAACCAAACTCAACAGCTTGCCCGGATCCGATCCAGTACGTCCAGATTTCTCCGGTTTTTATCACCGATAATTTATCAAAAGTTATAAGTCACTGAATTCATTGACAGTCTATATGTTCTATTGGTTCGCTACCGTATATTAACGAACTTATCGATGATAGTATTCTGTTGATTAGCAACTTTACCACCGATTCTGACCATGTTTTTCATCGGCCTTCAAAGGGGGCAGGGGGTCCAAAATTGACGTTCCGTCTGTGGTAGGTCATCCCCTTCCCCTTCCCGGAGGAAAAAACCCTAGCGCCTTCTCCGTCCTTCTGATATAAACTGATCAAAAATGATCAAGGGAGTTATGAAGAACCCACGTAGAAGAGTCGAACAACGGGACATCGAGATCCAAGAGAAGTTCGGAAAGATCAATTGTGCACCGATTGGAGCCATGTGGTCCCAGGGAAGAGCCGCAGAGTTATCGACCCGGAAGTTAGCAGACCACACGAAGTTACCACCGAGCACAATCCGTCAGATGAACCGGAAGTATGGAGAGATCGTTGAACTCCAGGTACGAGCGAATCTCGGTGAGATTGCGGTTGATTGTCTTCAGAACATGGTCGATCTGGCATTCACTGCAGAGGATGAGAAGACGAGGTTCAATGCGACTAAGGATTTGTTGGACCGTGCTGGTTTCAAACCGAAGAGTGAAGTGGATATCAAACAAGAAGTAATCCGAAGATCCCCGAAGGAGATCGAAGCGGAAGCCAGACAGAAGTTAGGAAACGAGTTAGCCGAGAAATTACTCGGACTCGACAAAGTAGAAGATGCTCAGATTGTAGAGACGTAAACGTTCATGTTCTTTGTTGGACACCACGGTCCACACCCGGTAGTCGGGCCATCTTTTCGGCAGAGCGAATCTGTTGGAGGACCATGAGCAAACCGATACTCAATAGTTCAAGGAACTGCTCAAGGCAGTTACGTGTAAACGGATATTGAAAGGTGCGTCTCTTCAAGTTTTGTGACGGGTGTAAATATCGGAGATGCTGGAATGGCAGAGTACCAGGGGAAGAAGGTCAGTCTGAACAAACCGTTTCGGACACCGGGAGAGAAGAAGAAGTTCGCAGTCTACGTGAAGAAAGATGACAAGGTGATCAAGGTTCGTTTCGGGGACCCAAAATTAAGCATCAAGAAAGATCAACCGGGAAGAAAGAAGAGTTACTGTGCTCGGAGTGGGGGCATCAAGGGAAAGTCAGACCGGACTTCTCCGAACTACTGGTCAAGGAAGATGTGGAACTGCTGAAAGCAGTTACGTGAGGAACGAACGGAAATTGTTGAAAGGAAATTATGCACAAGGGATCGAAACACGGACTCTATCACAACATACACAAGAAACGGAAATCCGGGAAGCCCATGAGGAAGAAGGGACAGAAGGGAGCACCTACGGACAAAGCGTTTAAACAAGCAGCCAAGACTGCAAAACGGAACAAATCCAAAAGGAGATAGTCATGCCAGGGAGTAAAAAGAAATGATGGTCAATCAATATGGAAAGAAGAGTTTCAAGGTCTGTAGTACTTGTCCTCATCCAGCCAAATGTAGAGCAGCCGGAAAGTGTCTGAAGAAAAAGAAAAAGTAAAACTCGTTGAAGAGGTTCTGAAACTTCAGAAGGAGTACGAGGATGTCCGGACGTTCAATAAACTTTCGTTCTACGATCCGTATCCCTTTCAGTTGCAGTTTCACGAAGGTCTGGATGACGGAGGGAAGTTAGCCCGGCAACGTTGTCTAATGGCTGGAAACAAGACCGGGAAGACCTTCTGTGGTGCAGCAGAGATGGCCTATCACTTAACGGGTCTGTATCCCGATTGGTGGAACGGGTGGAAGTTCGATAAACCGATACAAGCCTGGGCCGCAGGGCAGAGTCACTATGCAACGAGGGATATTGTACAGGCAGAACTTCTCGGTACACCCGGTGATCCCGATGCCCTCGGTACAGCAGCCATCCCGAAGGAACTGATTCTATCAACCGAAAGAAACCCTGGGGTTCCAAACGGAATCGGCATGGCGTTGATCAAACACGTCAAGGGAAAGAGTAGACTTCAGTTCAAGAGTTATGACAGTGGTCCTGCTGCCTGGATGGGGGTAGCGGTCGATGTGGTCTGGATGGACGAGGAACCTCCTCAAGACATTTACTCCCAATCACTTCGTGCTTCACTGAAGAACGGAGGTCCGGTCTACATGACCTTTACTCCAGAACGAGGAGTGACCGGAGTTGTTCAGTCTTTTTTGAATGATCGGAAGCCATCTCAGCAACTGGTAACCGCTACCTGGGATGATGCGAAGCATCTATCGGAAGAAGTAAAGGAAGAGATCCTAGCGGCATTGCCGATTCACGAAAGACAGATGAGATCCAAGGGGATCCCGGTTCTCGGCAGTGGACAGGTCTTCCCGATTGCCGAAGAGACATTTGCAATACCAGCCTTTGAAGTACCAGACCATTGGCCACGGATAGCCGGAATCGATTTCGGTTTTGACCATCCCACTGCTGTGATCTGGATTGCCTGGGACCGGGATACCGATACGGCTTACATCTACGATTGTTACAGTCAAAGGGGAGAAGCTCTTCTGCAACATGCAGAAGCGATCAAACACCGAGGGAACTGGATTCCGGTAGCTTGGCCCCATGACGGATCGATTCATGACAAGGGATCAGGTCACGCTTTAGCCGATCAGTACCGCAGAGCAGGAATTAATTTCCTCGGATCCCATTTCTTGAATCCCGAAGGCGGAATAGCGGTTGAACCCGGCATTATGGCCATGATCACAAGGTTCCAGACCGGACGGTTGAAGGTCTTCGATCATCTCCAGGATTGGTTCAAGGAATACCGAATTTATCATCGGAAAGACGGAAAGATTGTCCGAAAGCACGATGACCTGATGAGCGCAACGAGATATGCCGTACAGTCTCTTCGGTATTCCACGATCCGCACTTGGAGACCCAGAGTGATGATTGCCGAGGGATCGATTCGTGACACCAACTTTGACCCATTCTCTTATTGGAAATCATGGCCAGAGCATACAACCCCAGACAGCGTTTACAGGAACTGAGGGACCGATTCGGAATCGTCCAGGAACAGGGAACAGTAGCCCAGGAGAGTTACCAGAGTCTCTATCCTCAGTACCGGAGTGCCTACGATGAAGCAGTTGCTTTTGAACCCCAGGTCAAGGCCGCCTACGATGACTTCCAGGGCAACAAGACTCAGCAGAAGCTAGATGCCTACAATGCACTACTATCGACATATGAAGGACTGCAAGCCAACTATCGATCCTTTGAACCAAGGTTATCGGAATACAGAAGCACCATGGAGTCCTCTTCAGCAGAACTCTCTCAGATCAACGAGATGGTCCCTGGGCTGATGAAGGAACTAGAAGTGGAGAGAGATCCGTTCAAACGGGGAGTCCGCAGAGACTATCAGAGAACGATATTGACTTCGGGAGCAAGAAGCCCATCGGCTGTTCGATGATTGAGAGATGTACTTTAGACGATGTCGATTCCCTGATGGCAGACTTGAGAGAGATGTATGTCGAGATGGCCCCATTTGGAAAGATGGATGAGGAGAAGTGTATTTCCTTTCTATCGAACTCGATAGAACATCACGTAGTACTGAAGAGAACCGAAGAGGGGATCCTCCAGGGCCACATGGGTCTGAGAGTCGAAAGCCACTGGTACACCAACGATCTGGCACTCTATGAATACTACGTCTACGTCAATCCGAAGTTCCGGAAGAGTAGAACCGCTTTTGAACTCTACAAGGTAGCGAAGGGAGTAGCGAAGGAAGTCAATCTACCTTTCTTTTACGGAACCTTCCGGTCTCCGGAAGCCGATTTCCAGAGAGTACATAAGTTTCTTCAGCGACAAGGTGGTCAACAGATTGGTTCACAGTTTTTTATAGGAGCATAGATGTCTTATCTTTCCGAATTTATAGACAGAAACACGAAAGACTTGCAGAAGATAACAAAGGCGGCTCAAGACGCAGCAATGATGACGGCATATGGATTGGCAGGTTCTAATCAATTTCAATCTTCAAGTGGCAAAAATTACGGAATAAACAAAGAAGCGATAACGGAGCATCTTCAACCGAACCTGGACCAAGACCTAGCGGATACACCCGTAGTGAAGGCAATTGAAGAGGTGGTAAAACCTGCAGAGCAAGTAGCACAGACCGTAGTGAACGCAGCAGAACCCGTAGTCCAGGCAGCAGTTGAGTCCGTCAAGGTTCCGTTTGAG